TTCTTTGGATTAAATTCTAATAGTTCTATCCACTTCTTTTGAAAGCCGTTTTGAACATAATCAAATAACTCTTTCTCTTGTTCTGGGTCATTAACCACATCTTCTATCGCTTCTCTTACTCCTATGTGTTTAGGGGTAACTGGCTCTGGATATATCTCATTTTCTAAAGTCATAAAGTTAAGACCTGCTTTTTCCATAATGTCATGTCTTATCGCTACAAAGAAACATCTTTTTCTATCTTGTGGTGTTTCAAAGTCAGCGGCACTCAATACTTTATATACAGTTTCGTAACCTAGTTTATCAAATTCGTTTACAATTCTATTTCTATATTCTTTGGCTTCACCCATTGTGATACCAGCAACGTTCTCACCAATAACAACCTTTGGCATTATGTCTGCTGTAATTCTAGTAAATTCAAAGAATAAGTCTTCTATATTTTCTACTTGTTTTCCGTCTGAATATGTCTTGGTTTGATCCCAACCCTTTTCTCTTTTACCTGCGATACTAAACGCAGAACATGGTGGCGAGCCATCTAGTATATCTAACTCACCTTTCTTAATACCAGCGATCTTTAAAAAGTCTTCGCCTGTAAGTTTCTTTATGTCATCTGGTAAAACAGGTGTGTTTGGATAGTTCTCTTTGTATGTTTCAATCGCCGCTTCTACAAACTCATTAACAGCGAGTATCTTACCACCAGCCATTCTATAACCTGTGGAAGAACCTCCACCACCAGCAAAAGTAGATATAACATTAAACAACTCTTTATTAGAGTTATCTATTACATCTTTCATATAATAAGGTTTGTATGTCATTGTTTATATACTATCAGGTTTCTTTTAAAATGTCAATGTTCTATGGTAAGTATCTATTATCTCTCTTAACGGCTCTCATTTTTGAAGCCTTATCCATTTGTTTCTCTGCCTTTTTGTAGGCTCTATCTAGTTTCATTTTACTAGCATATTCAGTAAAGTTCTTTCCTAGTATATGATCATATTCGTGTTGAAATATACGAGAAAACATACCATCTAAAGAACCTTCTTTTAAATCACCCTTTTCATCTTCATACTTAACGACTATCTTACGTGGTCTTGTAATAGATAAAAATACAAATGGGAAAGTTAAACAACCCTCTTTCATAACAACAGTATCAGCGCTAGCCGATATGATCATAGGATTAAAACAAGATAGTTTCAAACCATTTTCTAAACCAGCATGATCTCCTAATACGAACATATTGAAAGGTAACCCAACTTGATTACAAGTTAAACCTATTCCACCATACTTTTTCATTGTTTCAAACATAGAATCACTTAACTCTTTTCTATCTTTAAAGCCTTCTTCTTTTAACATGTCGTCATTAAAAGGTGCGATTGCTGATTGTACTCTTATATCTGTTGGTGGTATTAGTTTGATTTCTTTAGCCATTTTTTAACTCCGTAAAATTATGTTCTTTCTTAAACTGAATAATGTTTGTAAATTTATCAAATAGTATATCTCCTTTGTGTGATATAATAAAGATATTCTCTTTGCCCATATTTCTTACAATCTTAAAGAAATCATCTGTACCTTGTCCATCTAACGAGCTATCAAATATTTCATCTAGTATTAAAAGATTTGTATTGGCACTGTTCTTCATCTTCGCAATAGCACGCCATGTAAATACTAATGCTAAATCTATTCTCATCTTCTCACCCTCACTAAAGTTATTGTAGTCAAAGGTGTCTCTATGTCTGCTTTTTACTTCTTCTTTAAATTCTTCATCTAAATAAAATGATACAAAGAAATCCATAGATTGTAGATGTTGATTAATTAAACTATTCATAATCGGTAGATACTTTTTAATGATTTTAGCCTTGGCACCTTTATCAGATAATATCTCTCTAGCAACATCAAGGTATTTCTTCTCTTCAGTAATTCTAACTAGTTCAAGTTTTGTTTGTTCTAGTTGTTCTTGTAAATCAACCAAACTCTTTTCTATATCTTTATCATCTTCGTTCTTACCATCTAGTAATAATATCTCATTGTGTAATGAATCAGAAAATCTTTTAAGTTCTTTTAGAGAAGATTCTACTTTAGATAATGATATCTTATTCTCATATAGTTTATCTGATATACCATTAAACTCTGTAATCTTGGTTTCTGTTTTTGCTAGTTCAGCCACTAAATCTTTCATACCTTGATTAAGTGTGACTACAACAGTTCGCTCTTGTTCTATCTTTTTGTCTCTAAATGTTTCTTCAATCTTTTGAGTACAAGTTGGACAGTTATCATTCTGTTCAAAAAACTCTAAATTTCTTTCATGCGTTTTTAAATTTTGTTCTATCTTTGTTTCTAGTTTCTCTAATTGTTTTAGTTTTGATTCGTATTGAGGTCTAGTAGATACGCTGATTTCTAGTTCTTTATATTCTTCTTCTAGTCTTTCAGACTTTCTTAAATATGATTCAGTGGCGTCTTTGTTCTCTTGTAGTTTAGCTTTCTTAATATCACTATCGCCTGAGCTTCTATTCTTTAATTCATTAAAGTGTTTTGTTTGTAATTCATGTTTAGATTCTATTAGATCACATTGGTGTCTAGCTTCTACTATTTGTTTACCTAAATCTGTTTGTTGATTTCTAGTAAGTATATCCATGTGTGTCAATACTCTTATGTCTAGTATTTCTTCTACGACCTCACGTCTATGTCTTGGTCTCATCTGCATGAATGGTTGATAAGAAGAAGAACCTAATACAGCAATTTGTTTAAAGGCTCTATAATTCAATCTTAATATTTGATCTTCTAATATCTTTTGATAATCAACACTAGAAGCATTTTGATTTTGTAATACACCATCTGAATAGATTTCAAATATACTAGGTTTAATACCTCTTATTATTTTAAAATTTTTTGTTCCAACTTGAAACTCTAACTCAACGACTGTATCCCCATTATTAATAGTATTAACTATCTGTTCTTTTTTGATTTGTCTAAATGGTCTATTGAATAACGCAAAACATAATGCGTCTAACATAGTTGATTTACCAGAACCATTAGCACCAATCATCAAAGTCATTTGTGATTTGTTTAGTTCTATCTCAACAAACTGAGAGCCTGTTGATAAAAAGTTCTTCCATCTAATTTTTTTAAATAATATCATCTTTCACTTGCTTCAGTATATAAGTCTTTCATAACTTCTTTAAGTTTGTTTTTATCTAAATCACTATCTATCTGTTCTATATAGTTACCTAAAAAAGTAATTGTATCTTCACCTTGTTCTAGGATATTGTCTTTTACAGATGCTGTTACGTCTGGACTTAAATCTTCTATTATATTAATTTCGTGTGTATCTATTGTGGTATGTAGTCTATCAATTAAATTACTAAACATTTCTTCATTAGTTTTATTAGTTATAAAAACTTTTACAAAGCAATCTTTAAAGTGTTCTAAATCTAACTTACTATAATCTTCTTCTTTATCATTGTAAACTAATTTCTTATGTATTCTAATTGGGTTAGGCACTCTTGTGAGTTCTCTTGTTTCTGTATCTAATATATGAAAACCTTTTGGACACTTATAGTCTGACCAAGTAATTTCATATTGAGAACCACAATAATGTATTTGACCATCATCAGATTTCTTATGAAAATGACCAGAGATAACTTTTTCGAATCTATGAAACATCTTCTTATCTAAACCTTGATTATTGAAAGCGCCATTGTGCATTTCAAAACCTTTAATCTCTAAATGACCTAGAGCGATTTGAGCATTACTTGTTTCTATTTCATTAATAGAGTGGTTATGGTTATCATCACATATCCAAGGTATTAAACAAATGTCAGTTCCCCCAAAATTTACAGTAGTTGCTTTCTCATATATCCATGGTTCTTTTACTCCATCAAATGTTGAGCATAGTTCTTTGATAGCATTTACTTCGTTTGTATTCTTAAAGTATGTATCGTGGTTACCTAATATGATATGAGTATCAATACCTTCTCTATACAATCTATGCATAAAGTCTTCTCTAAATGTATGAGCTGTTTTGAAGTTGATAAACTTTCTTCTATCTACCACATCACCTAAATGAATAAGTGTTGTTATGTTATTCTCTTTTAGATATGGAAAAAATATCTCATTATAGAATCGCATGAAGTAATCCAGAAATGCGGAACTATCGTTTCTCGCACCGAAATGCGTATCGTTCAGTAGGGCTATTTTCATAATTTAGAATAGTTTAGATGTAGATTTTCTTACTCTTGTTTTTTTAACTTTCTTTTCAACTTTCTTTGGAGCAGAGTCTTCCATATTTAAATTCTTTTGTAAAAACTCTCTAAACTGATTCTTAAATTCAGCGTCATCACCTGGTTGTAGAGCTACATCATCATAATTACTATCCATAATAAGTCTATGTTTAATAGTAGTTTGTTTCTTCTCTTTTTGTATTCTTCTTATGAATGCGTAATAGATTATTTGTGTAAAGTATGCGAAAGGGTTACTTGACTTAGCTGGATTGAAGTTGTCCAAGTATTGTAGACAGTTTTCAATACCATCACTAACCATGTCGTCTCTAAATGTATAATTTATGAAGTTAGGTCTATATGATAAGTGATTTGCTATCTTTAGAAAACAACTACCAATATAATCACTAACCATTGGTTTATCTTTTTTCTCTCTTTCGGCTTTTCTTACACTTTTTCTATACACAGTCATAGCCGCTAGAAATTCTTTATTATTAACGTAATGTTCTTTTTTTGCTTTACTCATGTTCTTAATATATCACCTTTCTCTATAAATGTCAATGTTTTAAGCGTGCTTAATTATATTTATTTTGCCTTGTATCAGCGTTGACTTTTTCATCACTTTGTGTTACAATGAGCTTGTTGAGCGATCAGAGGAATAGAGTCTATTAGTGTAGCGTCTTAGCAGGAATATCATAATCATCAAATTCATCTTCTTCAAATATCTCATTAACTTTATCATTGTCCTCGTCACTTAACCTCTCTCTTTTAAATACAGTCGAGGCTTCTTTATTACCTATAGGCTCCGACTTATCATATCCTAAAACAACATGCGTATAAGATTTACACATATCAGGATTAGCATTTACAATAGTCAGTATCTTATCTTTTGGAATAGTTAAAACTGCGTCTCTAGTATAAGGAGACCACTTTATTAAAGCTACATAGTCTTTTAAACCCTGAGCTGTAAACTGTGGAATATACTTTACTTGTAGAGGTCTATTTAATCTTAACAAAGGAGACTTCTCTCCAAGTTGTGTCAGTGGTAACGAACAAACTATATCATCACCATTAATTAACTTGATAATCTTAATTGGTTGTTTTTCCATTTTTGCTTCCATTAGTTAGTTCTACGTTATGAATTTCGTAATTAAAGTCCTCGCCATTGTATATATTTATTCTTTCTTTAAAGTGATGTAATGTATAGTTCTCTTTACCATTGTAACTAATGTCATCAGATAAATCATACAGCGTTGCTGTGCCATTATCATCTTTAAGTCTTAATCCTCTACCAATACTCTGCAGATTTCTTATCCTAGATTTAGAAGGACTAGCAAAAATAATGTTATGCAAATTCCGTATATTAATTCCGGTTGAAAAAGTGCCGTAACTAGCAACAATAATGGCGTTGTCAGATTTCTCGGTAATCTCTCTAATCTTTTCTCTTTGTTCTGTGTCAACTCCTCCGTGGACATAGAAGACTTGTTTGTCTGTTGCTCGTTCTCGTATAGATTCATATAAGTTCTTTCCGTGTTTTTCTACATATTGAAATAGGCATAGTGTGTTACCATTTAGTGAAGTCGCCAAGTTTCTTATATATTTATTTCTTTTCTCATTTGACACCAAGTAATCCATTTCTTCTTGGTAAGTCTTATCTTTTAAAAAGTGTCTAGCTGTTTGATCATGTTGTAATACTAAACACATAATTTTTAGTTGTGCTAGTTTACCTTTTTCTATTAACTCACTTGTTGATACTACTTTATTCACAGCACCAAACAAACCCTCTAATACTAATTTGTGTGTTTTACTTCCATCTAAAGTTCCTGTTAACCCAACTCGGTATTTGGTCTTTTCTAATTTTGTCATTAATTTTGTAAGTGATACAGCTTTGAATAGATGAGCTTCATCACCTATAATCATACCAAATTGAGTAGACCATTTCTTTGGTAAATTATATACAGACTGCCAAGTGGATATGATAACTCTCTTATTAGTTTCTTTTTCATGTCCAGAATATATCCTATGTACATTTCTTTCACTATTATAACCATAGTCCTTAAAGTCTTTAAATAACTGCTCTACAAGCGATGTAGTGGGCACTATAACAAGGATCTTGTCTTGTTTAGTATCTTTAAGTCGTAATAGATTATATATTAACATAAGATAGATTATGAGAGATTTACCACTGGCTGTAGGAGATACTAATAAACATCTATCTTTCTCAACAGAATACTTAAAAGCTTCTCTTTGATAATCTCTAACTTCATATGGTAGTTTAAGAGCTTTGATTAGTTCATCAATCTTACTATCATCAACTGTCTTCTCTTTAATCTTTGTTCCATCAACTACATGTATATTGTTTTCTTTACACCAATTCTTTATATAAAGATAGAGACCAGCATATATCTTACCAGTTGCATAAGAGAATAATCTGATCTTGCCGTCCCAAACTCTATTCTGATATGCTGGCATAAACTTATAACCTGGTACTTCAAATGTAAAATACTCACCAAGTTCTCTACGAATATCAGCCTCAGCTTCTATCTTTAGATATACTTCGTTTACTTTATCTATGATTATGTATCTAGTTGTTGTCATTATACAAAAATGGTGTATTCAAAAACATTAGATTGCGCCAGATGTAAACTTACGCCAGTCAATTGCGTTCTTTATTTGAAAACCACGATTAGATATTTGTTTGATTGTTCTGTCTAAAAAATCTATAACTGTTTGAATGTAATCTACTTTTTGTTTATACTTGGCTAATTCAGGATCAGCATCTA